GCCGACGCAGCGATATGTAGCAGACGGCCTGTTCCAGATCAAAGAAACCGTGATTTCCAATCCGGACGGCAGCGTGCGGATGACTAAAACCACAAAGGTAACCGGAAAAGGCCAGCAGTATTTCCTGAATAAGTATTTGAAGAATAAGGAGGCAGTATGAGCCAGAAGAAACTGAGTGAGTACATCGAAGCTCTGGACGGGATCACGTATCCGCAGTGGGTAAAGCTGAGAACCGGGATTGATATGCAGTTTGATTTCTCCAGAAGAGAGCTGGAAAAAAATATGCAGATCTCTTCCGGAGAAACAGCACGACTTATCCGTTTGGATTTTGGAGATGCAAGCTTTAGGTGATGCTGATGTTCGACATAGCAGTAGTAATTACTGTACTTGGAATGAATGCACTTTCCGCATTGTGCTATTCAAGAGAAAAGAAACGTACAGGCCTTATTTTAAAGGCACTGGCAGATGGCATTTCTTTAATATTTGTCTGTACTCGATGAAGATTGTTTTTGACAGGTCCTCAAAAATCTCGTCCATTTTTTGAGCACATTCTTCATATGGATATTCTGGATTGCCATTTTCAGCTTCCGCCAAGTTTAGGAATGCTAAATAGAAATCAGAATACATTGCCTGAGATAGTGGTTCCATGAGATGGATGTTTTGAGTCATTATATCCAAAAATGTGGAACGTACTTCAATAGACATAGTGCTCAACTGATTTTGAGGGAAGAATCCCATGCGATATCTCTGATAAAACGGGACATAAAATTTTAAAAGCTGTTCTTTTCTGACGTTGTATTTTCTGTCGGATGAGTCTTTTATCGAGTTTAGATAAACAAGGGTAAACGACCCAATTACAGTGATTACAGAAACAATAACAGAGCTATTCACGATGATCTCCTTTCAAAAATACTCGGGCATGGCAGTGCCCTGTATAACCAGAATAGGAGTGGAGCAGTGAAAAGTCAATGAAAAAGAAAAAGTCCCACAGGAAGGACCAGTTCCCACGGGACACAATACAAAAACAATTTGCAACTACATAATAGCTCAAAAATGATTATGAATCAATAGAAAATCATTACAGAGCCGGGTTGCATACGATAAGGAGATAAGGAAGAGGTGATGCCTTATGAAAGAAATCATGGTTGTTACTCGGATCACAATCGGAGGACAGCAGTATACAGCAGAGGAACTCGGAGAAGAGAAAGCAAAAGAGATCGTCCGCCAGCGGATGGAAGTCGCGGTGGAGTCGATGGGGTATGAAAGGACGCAGAAATGAAGAGATCAGATAAAACGGCGCTGGCGATCGGCGCGGTTGGTACATGGATTTACATCGGCGGCGTGGATTCGGATCTGTGGGGCCGCGCCGCCCTGGGAGCAGGGATGTTTCTTCTTGCGCTCGCTGGCAAGAAAATCGGCGATTACGTCGATGCCTGCCGCGAGGAGCAGGAAGAGTGGGAAGAGGAGCGCCGGGACGCGGTGTTTGCGGCGTGGATCCGGAGCGGATCACTGAATGAAGGAGGAAAATGATGCAGATCGTTGAATATAGCGAAGCCGTGGATCTGACAATGCACGGCATGCATGATGATATTTATGTCATGCAGCCGATGGCCATCAGCGGGATGACTATGCAGGAAGTCCGTGCTGCTGCAGAGGCCGGTGCTGTGTTTGCGGTTATGAAACAGCCGCAGACTAAGGCGGAAGAGAAGCCGGAAAAAGAACCGGAACAGAAAGCAGAGGCAAAACCAACGCCCCCCCCGAAAAGCCCTGTTGGACAGGGCAGGAAGAGGAAGCTGGACACTGGAAAGATGACGGCGCTTCGAAACGCCGGATGGTCCTATGAAAAGATTGCAGACGAAATGGGCTGCAGTGCAGGGACGGTTTGGAATAACTTTAACAAAGACAAGGAGGATAAGAAAGATGTCAGTGAAAATCAATAAGCTTGAAATTGAAAATGTCAAGCGAATCAAAGCAGTGAAACTGGAACCGACGGCAAATGGTCTGACTGTCATCGGTGGCAGAAATAACCAGGGTAAGACGTCGGTGCTGGATTCCATTGCATGGGCATTGGGTGGCGAAAATTTCAGACCATCAGATGCAACGCGTGATGGATCCATCATCCCGCCAAACTTAAAAATAGTATTGAACAACGGTCTGATCGTTGAACGTAAAGGCAAGAACAGTGCGTTGAAGGTAACGGATCCAAGCGGTCAGAAGGCCGGACAGTCGTTGTTGAACACTTTTGTCGAGTCTCTGGCATTGAATCTTCCGAAGTTCATGGAGAGCTCCGGGAAGGAAAAAGCACAGACGTTGCTGCAGATCATCGGCGTTGGTAACCAGTTGGCGGAGTTAGAGAAAGAAGAAAAAGAGCTGTATCAGGATCGGCTGTACATCGGCCGGACTGCGGAACAGAAAGAAAAGTTCGCCAAAGAACAGCCATATTACCCGGAAGCACCCAAGGATCTGGTCTCACCATCTGCGTTGATCCGGCAGCAGCAGGACATTCTTGCTCAGAATGGAGAAAATCAAAGGAAAAGAGAACAGGCAGGAAAGATCCGGGAAGAGGTAAAACGCGCTTATGAAGAAGTAAAGCGATTGTCTGATCAGCTGGAAGCAGCAAAACAGCATCATCTGCAACTGGTAAAGGATCTGGAAATTGCTGAAAAATCAGCTGCCGATCTGGTAGATCAGTCTACCAAGGATCTGGAAGACAGCATTTCCAATATCGAGGAGATCAATCGGATGGTACGCGCAAATTTGGACAAGGAGAAGGCTGAGGATGATGCAAAAGAATACCGCCGTCAGTATGACCAGCTTTCGGAGAAAATTAATGCTATCAGGGAGAAAAAAGCAAATCTGCTTTCATCTGCAGAGCTGCCACTTCCGGAACTGTCGGTAAAGGAGGGCGAGCTGGTGTATAAAGGGCAGAAATGGGACAACATGTCCGGCTCTGAGAGGCTGATGGTATCTACTGCAATTGTTCGGAAATTGAATCCGGAGTGTGGCTTTGTTCTCCTGGATAAACTGGAACAGATGGATCTGCAGACACTGCAGGAGTTTGGTTCCTGGCTGGAGGGCGAGGGGCTGCAGGCGATCGCTACTAGGGTAAGTACCGGTGATGAATGCAGCATCATTATCGAAGACGGTTATGTGGTTGGACAGGCGCAGGCTGAACAGCCACAGCAGAAATCATGGAAGGCAGGTGTATTTTAATGGAAATTATCAAAGGTGTGATTCCCTGTGCAAAAAAAGTTGTGGTTTATGGTCCGGAAGGAATTGGAAAATCTACGTTTGCCAGTAAATTCCCGGATCCGGTGTTCATTGACACTGAGGGTAGCACGAACTCAATGGATGTTGCCCGGTTGCCAAAAGCTACAAGCTGGCAGAATCTTCTTGACCAGGTGGACTACATCCGGACGCATCCGGACGTGTGTAAAACGCTTGTGGTTGACACGATCGACTGGGCTGAGTCTATGTGCATCCAGTTTATCTGCGATAAGCATCGGAAGTTTGGAATCGAGGATTTCGGGTATGGAAACGGCTATACCTATGTAAAAGAGGAGATTGGCCGGTTCCTGAATCGGCTTTCAGAAGTTGTGGAAGCGGGCGTCAACGTGGTTCTTACAGCACATGCGCAGATTAAAAAATTTGAACAGCCGGATGAGCTGGGAGCTTATGACCGATGGGAGCTGAAGCTTGGAAAGAAAACAACATCCCAGACATCGCCGCTGATCAAGGAATGGGCGGACATGCTGCTGTTTGCCAACTACAAAACGTTTTCCATTGCAGTTGATGACAAGGGAAAGAAGAGGAAAGCGCAGGGCGGTGAGCGTGTCATGTACACGTCACACAACGCCTGCTGGGATGCAAAGAACCGTTTCGGTCTGCCGGATGAGGTTCCGTTTGACTACAAAGTCATTCAGAGCATTATAGAACAGGGAAAAGCTTCCGCAGATATGAAACCGTACAAAGCTGCAGAAGCACCTAAAACGGCGTCAGCTCCTAAGCCCGTTCCGGAAGCTCCGAAGCCGACAACGCCAGAAGAAGTAACTGGGGAACAGATGAATCTTCCACTGGATGAGCCGCCTAAAGCGCCGGATCCTGCTGGGGAGAGCAGTCTGGATCCGGAAATCCCGAAGGCGATGCGAGATCTGATGGAAACTTATCACGTAGATGAATGGGACGTGGAGAACGTCGTAGAAGCGAAAGGGTATGTTCCTGTCGGCACGAAGATCAAAGATTACGATGTCGTAAATCCTGGCATTATCGAGGGGCTTCTGGTAGCCTGCTGGGACCAGGTCTATGCTGCAATCAAAGAAATGAAAGAAAAACAGGAAATTCCATTTAATTAAGGAGGAGAACAATTATGTCAGTAGAAGGAAGAGAACTTGGATGGGATGATTCTATTAAACAGGATTCCCAGAACTTTGATCCAATCCCGGAGGGGGATTACAACGTAACCATCGAGAAATATGACCGCAGCAGATCCAAAGGAGAAGGAAAGCTCCCGCCATGCAATATGGCAGTCGTGTACTTTATTGTACACGGACAAGACCGTGAGATTACAATTCGCGAGAACTATATCTTACATAGCAGTCTGGAATGGAAGCTGTCGGAGTTGTTCCGTGGTGTTGGCCTGAAAAAAGAGGGCGAAGAGCTCAGAATGGACTGGAATTCACTTCCGGGAAAAACGGCAAGAGCAAAAATCGGCGTGAAGCCGGGAATCAAAGATCCAAATAAGAAGTTCAATTACATCGAAAAGCTGTATCCGAAAGACTCGGATAAGCCAGCATTTACGCCAGGGAGATTTTAAATGGAACTGAGACCGTATCAGAAAGAAGCAAAAGAAGCTATTTTTGAACAGTGGGACAGCGGGGTGTTAAAAACCCTGCTGGTCCTTCCTACTGGATGTGGAAAGACAGTAGTTTTTGCTAAAGTAACAGAAGAGTGTGTCCGGCAGGGTGATCGTGTCCTGATCCTGGCACACAGAGGGGAACTGCTGGAACAGGCGGCAGATAAGCTGATGAAGACAACCGGTCTTGGCTGTGCGCTTGAAAAGGCAGAGAGTTCCTGTCAGGGGAGCTGGTTCCGCGTGGTAGTTGGCTCTGTGCAGACACTGATGAGAGAAAAACGCCTGAACAGCTTTGATCCTTTTTATTTTAATACAATCATCATCGACGAAGCCCATCACTGTATTTCGGACAGCTACCAGAGAGTGCTGCAGCATTTCCCGCATGCGCATGTATTGGGAGTAACAGCGACACCGGACCGCGGCGATATGCGGAATCTTGGAGTTTATTTTGAATCGCTGGCCTATGAATATACACTTCCGAAAGCAATCAAAGAAGGGTATCTGTCCCCAATCAAGGCACTGACTATTCCACTCAAAATTGATATGAGTAGTGTATCAGTGCAGGCTGGAGATTTTAAAGCAAGCGAAATCGGCACCGCACTGGATCCATATCTGCAGGGGATCGCAGAAGAAATGCAGAAATACTGCATGGATAAGAAAACAGTGGTATTCCTTCCGCTGGTAAAGACCAGCCAGAAATTCCGTGACTTGCTGAATCAGTATGGATTCCGGGCTGCAGAGGTAAATGGAGACAGCCAGGACAGAGCTGAAATTTTGAAAGACTTTGATGCTGGAAAGTATAACGTTTTGTGTAATTCAATGCTTCTGACAGAGGGCTGGGATTGCCCGTCGGTGAATTGTATCGTGGTTCTCCGGCCGACAAAAGTGCGGAGTCTGTATTGCCAGATGGTAGGGCGCGGTACCCGATTGTCTCCGGAAACAGGAAAAGACCATCTACTGTTGCTTGATTTTTTGTGGCACACAGAGCGGCATGAGTTGTGCCATCCGGCGAGCCTGATCTGCGAAAATGAAGAAGTAGCCCAGCAGATGACAGAAAATTTGGAAAAAGAAGCAGGCATGCCGGTTGATCTCGAAGAAGCGGAACAGAAAGCATCGGAGGATGTCGTAGCACAAAGAGAAGAAGCTTTAGCAAAGCAGCTTGCAGAAATGAAGAAGCGCAAAAAGAAACTGGTGGATCCGCTGCAGTTTGAAATGTCCATCCAGGCAGAAGACCTGTCCAGCTATGTTCCCTCTTTTGGGTGGGAAATGGGACCGCCATCTGAGAAGCAGAAAAAGACACTGGAAAAGCTGGGCATTATGCCGGATGAAATCGAAAATGCAGGAAAGGCAGAAAAGATTCTGGATCGATTGAGTAAAAGACGCACGGAGGGGCTGACGACACCAAAACAGATCCGTTTTCTGGAAAGCAGGGGATTTGAGCATGTAGGAACCTGGCAGTTTGAAACAGCAAAGAATCTGATCGACAGGATCGCAGCGAATGGCTGGCGGATTCCAATGGATATCAACCCGAGAGAATATAAAGGAGCTTAAAGAGTATGGAACAGAGGACGAGCCTTACAGAAATTATAGAACATATCAATCCATCCGAGCTTACTTATCAGGAATGGTGTTCTGTTGGAATGGCTCTGAAACAGGAAGGGTATCCGGTTTCTGTGTGGGATGCCTGGAGCCAGAAAGATTACGGCAGATATCATACAAATGAATGTGAGAAAAAATGGAGAACCTTTTCCGGCTCATCCTCACCGGTAACCGGCGGCACGATCGTACAGCTTGCCCTGGATCATGGATGGGTTCCGGAGAAGGGCCATGAACTGGATTGGAACGACAGTATCGCGGTGGACAGTGATCGTGTTGTTGTGGATAAAAACTGGCTGGAAGGGAAAGAGATACAGGAGCCTTCCAACTGGAATCCGGCGGAGCAGCTGATCACGTATCTGGAAACACTGTTTGAAGCAGGAGAAAACGTAGGATACGTCACTGGAAGCTGGGAAAAGACAGATGAAAAAGGTACGCGCTGGCTGCCACAAAAAGGCAGCTGGGACCGTACTGCCGGACAGTTGATTGAATTGCTGAACGACTGTAAAGGGGACATTGGCGCAGTACTTGGTGACTACAATCCGGAAGCGGGGGCGTGGATCCGCTTCAATCCGTTGGACGGAAACGGCTGTAAAAATGAAAATGTAACAGAGTACCGGTATGCTTTAGTAGAGTCAGATCATATGGAGCTGGAACAGCAGAATGCTATCCTGCGGGAGCTAGAACTTCCGATCGCCTGCCTGGTATATTCCGGAAAAAAGAGCCTGCATGCTATTGTGCGGATAGATGCGGCAGATTACAACGAGTATCGAAAACGGGTTGATTATCTGTATGAAGTCTGCCAGAAAAACGGAATCGACGTGGATACACAGAACCGGAATCCATCGAGACTTTCCAGAATGCCAGGAGTGCAGCGTGGTGAAAAGAAACAGTTCATCGTAGATACCAACATCGGAAAACAGTCCTGGAATGAATGGTACGAATGGATTGAGGGTGTCAACGATGATCTGCCGGAGCCGGAAGGGCTGGAAAGTGTATGGGATAACCTCCCCGAGCTGTCGCCGTGTCTGATTGATGGGATCCTGAGAAAAGGCCACAAGATGCTCATTTCCGGTCCATCCAAGGCGGGAAAGTCATTCCTGCAGATTGAGCTGTGTATAGCCATAGCAGAAGGAAAGAAGTGGCTGCAGTGGAATTGCGCACAGGGACGTGTCATGTACGTCAATCTGGAGCTTGACCGGGCAAGCTGCCTGCACCGTTTTAAGGATGTATACGAAGCAATGGGCTTTACGCCGGATAATCTGCAGAATATTGATATCTGGAACCTGCGTGGTAAATCAGTCCCTATGGATAAGCTGGCACCAAAGCTGATCCGGCGTGCTGCGAAGAAGAACTATGTGGCTATTATTATTGATCCGATTTATAAAGTCATAACGGGAGATGAAAACAGCGCGGATCAGATGGCGAATTTCTGTAACCAATTTGATAAAGTCTGCACAGAGCTTGGATGCGCGGTGATTTATTGCCATCATCACAGTAAAGGAAACCAGGGCGGAAAGAAATCTATGGACCGTGCTTCTGGCTCCGGTGTATTTGCCCGTGATCCGGATGCCCTGCTGGATCTGATCGAACTGGAACCTACGGAAGCACTGATGAAACAGGAAGAAAACAAAGCGATCTGCAAGGCGTGTATGGACTATCTGGATGCGCATTTCAAGTGGGAGGATGATCTTTCACAGGACGATTTACTGAGCAGTGCGCAGATGATGAGCTACTGCGAGGCGCATCTGGACCGGTGGCAGAAGATAGCCCTGGATAAGCAGATCACCGAGACAAAAGCGGCAGTACAGGCCCATACGGCATGGAGAATCGAAGGGACACTTCGGGAATTTCCAAAGTTCGAACCGGTCAACATGTGGTTTGAGTATCCGGTTCACTGCCTGGATCAGATCGGCGTGCTGAAAGATCTTGAACTGGAAGCAGACAAACCGGCATGGCAGAAAGGTAGAGAAGCCAGAAAGAAACAAGGAGAGCAAGCGCGTAAAGCCAAAAAGGAAAAATATAAGATGGCGATAGAAAATTTCCGGTTTACGCATGAGGACAAATATCCGACGGTAAAGGAGCTGTATGAAGTCCTGAAATCGGATGCAGAAGCAACCGGCGAGAAATATCCGGAGGAAAAAACGGTTCGAAATTCATTAAAAGAAATCGGATTTATGGTAAATAAAGATACACGTTGTATTTGCCCGATACCTGAAACATTTTAGGTCATGGGCAAATGCCCGACACCTAAAACAACATAGGTAACGGGAATGCCCGCGATCATGGTAACGGGCATCGGGCAGAAAGTTGCCCGACACCATGTTTTTTAGGTGACAGGAATGCCCGCCCGGCACCTGTATATAAATATATACCCTAATCGGGCGGGAATGTGCGGGCATGCCCACCCTAAGTGTGGGGCGATTGAGTACGCCCCCACAACGGGTTAGGAGCATACCCACCCAGCACAGACGCGCAGGAAAGGAATGATGAAAAATGACAGAGTTTTTTATGGCGATGGAACCGCCAACAATAACACACCAGGAGCACAAGGTCACAATCGTGAATGGCAGACCTGTGTTCTATGATCCGCCGGAACTGAAAGCTGCTAAGGAGAAATTGATTGGCAACTTGTACAAGTATCGCATTATGGCACCGTACAGAACGGGCGTAAGGCTGATTACCAAGTGGTGTTTCCCGAAGAATGGACATAAGGACGGAGAGTACAGGATCACAAAGCCTGACACCGATAACCTGCAGAAGATGTTAAAAGACTGCATGACGTTGGTAGGCTTTTGGAAGGATGATGCGCTGGTGGCATCTGAAATTACTGAAAAGTTTTGGGCGGAGAAGCCTGGTATCTATATCCGGATTGAGGAGCTACCATGATGAATTATTTTAAATTCTTTACAGAGGTCTGGCGATTTTTCAAGAAGTATTATAATCGGCCAGGAAAAGAACAGGACTATACTGAGAGCGTCCAGGAATGCTCTCAGCTTGCGAAATCATTCGGTAATGGGGATTTTGTAGACCGGGTATGCATTGCAGTCCTAGAAGAACTGGAACGCTGCTGGAAGGGCAGAGAGGAGGAGTAGATGGCAGTGATTGGAATCATCGTGTTTTGCGGGGGGATCATCTGTGCGGTGGCGTGGCTGCTGAACCGGGCAGAGCGTCCGAAGGATCCGGAAGAGGACCGGGAGCAGGAAGAATATCTTACGGAATGGAGCAGGAATCATGGGAAGAATGAAAAAAGCAAAGTGGAAAAGTAGAGAAGAGCACAACGACTATATCCATGCTGAATGCTCTGGTTGTGGCTTTCAGGTTGAGAGTTATGATGCCGTTGAAACAGGAAGATCCAGTACAGAATATATCAAAGCAAAATGGAAGTTCTGCCCGAAGTGCGGAGCTAAAATGACAGTGTAGAACAAACAGAAAGGAGCCAGCCTCCGGCCGGGGCAAAAGAAAAAAATGAAAAATATCAAAGAAAACAATTTCTCGAAAAGAGGGTCAAACAATGAAGGATCTGATTATTGACTGCTTTGCTGGCGGGGGCGGCGCCTCCGTCGGCATCGAGATGGCACTGGGGAGACCGGTAGATATTGCGATTAATCACGATCCGGATGCCATCCTGATGCACAAAACGAATCATCCGAACACGCTGCATCTAACAGAAGATATTTTTAAGGTTGACTTGAAGAAATATGTAAAAGGCCGGCACGTGGCTCTGATGTGGGCGTCGCCGGACTGTACAAGCCATAGCAAGGCAAAAGGCGGTAAACCACGGGAGAAAGGATTGAGAATTCTTCCGTGGGCTGTTTACAAACACGCTAAAGCAATTCTGCCGGACGTGATCCTGATGGAAAACGTAGAGGAAATACAACAGTGGGGGCCGCTTGACAGTAATGGTCATCCGATTAAGGAACGTCGTGGAGAGGACTATCGAAAATTTATTATGGCAATGAAATCTCTTGGATATATGTTTGAGTGCAGAGAACTGATAGCAGCAGACTACGGAGCACCCACGACACGGAAACGCTGGTACGCAATCTTCCGGAGAGACGGACGTGAGATTGTATGGCCGGCACCGACTCACTTCAAGGATCGAGAGCCACGGTGGAAAGCCTGTGGCGACTACATAGACTGGTCAGATTTTGGACGATCCATATTTGATAGGCCAAAGCCTCTGGCGGACGCGACTATGAAGCGTATCGCGAATGGAATCCGGAAATATATCGTGGAAAATCCGAATCCATATATCGTAAAAGATGGAGAAAAGCTGTTTTTGTCGTATCTGGATAAAGCATATGGTGGAAACTATAAAGGTTGTGGAAGTGACCTGCATTCTCCTTGCAGCACAATTACCACCGTAGATCACAATCGTCTGGTGACTGCTTTTCTCATCCAGTATCACGGCGAGACGAAAGCCGGAGATTCCCGGGGCCAGTTTCTAACGGAGCCGATCAAGACCATTGATACCAGTAACCGGTACGGGCTGGTGACAGCGTTTATTACCAAATATTACAAGACTGGTATCGGACAGGGTTGCGATGAGCCATTGCATACGATTACAACATCGCCGGGGCACTTCGGGCTGATATCCGCATTCCTGATTAAATATTACGGATCCGGCGGAAGCTGCCAAGGCATTGACAGGCCACTGGATACGATCACCACGAAGGATCGTTTTGGTTTGGTTAATGTGGTGCTGGATATTCAGGGAGAAAAATACATTCTGAAGGATATCTTCCTGCGAATGCTGAAACCGGAAGAACTGAAGCTGATGCAAGGATTCCCGAAAGATTATATCATTGATCGGGATTACAACTGGAAACCGTACCCGATTGCAAAGCAGGTGGCGCGGATCGGGAACAGTGTGGTGCCGATTATGGCGGAAAAGTTAGTAGAAGCCAACTGCTCGTACTTAAAAGTAGGGGAGCGGGTGCCGAACCTTAACATCAATGACAGCCAGGAGCAGTTGAGATTTGCGTGAGGAGGTGATACCAATGGAGAAAAAGGTTCTGGAGCAGTACATAGACGCATGCGAGCTGATCAAAGAGACGGAAAAGGACATTAGACGGCTGAAAAAGAAGCGGCAGACCATCGTGCAGACGAACGTGTCCGGGAGCAATCCGGAATTTCCGTACAATCCGCAGCACTTTAAGATCGCTGGGACGGCGTTTACGTATGAGGAGGACTCGCGCCTGCGGTACGAGGAGAAAATCCTGGAAGAGCGCCGGGAAAACGCCCAGCGGTTGAAGGTAGAAGTGGAGCAGTGGATGAACCACATTCCGCAGAGGATGCAGAGAATTATCAAGTATAAAGTGTTCGAGGGGCTCAGTTGGAGTCAGGTGGCGGCAAAACTCGGAAGAAAGGCAACCGCAGACAGCGTGCGGATGGAATATCTGAGGTTCATGGAGGCGGCATAGAAAACTTTGAGAGAAAATGAAAGTTTGTTCGTTTTGTTCGCAATGTTCGTTTTCAAAATGTTATAGTGTATCATGGAGAGAACGGCAGGAAGGGTTTCATCTTTTCTTTACCTCCTTGTGAATGTATTTTGAGCGGCGGTCAGGTGTCACAGCCTGGCCGTTGATTTGGCAGGCATCAGCCCGTGGAAAAAGCCCGAATGATGCACGGTGCAGATTGGTACCATGCACCTATTGGAACGTAGCTCAAGGAGAGCGCAGAGACGCCGGCACGAGGCGCAGGTTCGAATCCTGTCGTTCCAACTCTCCAGTGGATGGAGATTCTCCGATTTGTTACTCTTATACAAGGATTCCTCGCAGAGATGCGGGGAATTTTTGTGTATAGAAATGAGGTGAGCTTGAGTGACAGAAAAGCAGAAAAGGTTTTGCGATGAATATCTAATCGACTGCAATGCCGCCCAGGCTGCTATCAGGGCGGGATATTCAAGTAAATATGTAAATACCAATGCATCAAAACTACTACAAATTACTGCAATCAAAGAATATATAGAGAAGCGGATGGCAGAAAAAGAGTCTGAGCTGATTGCTGATCAGGACGAAGTTCTTCAATATCTGACCTCTGTGCTTCGTGGCAAAAGCAGTTCTGTAGAAGTCGTGGTTGAAGGAACCGGCGACGGCTGCTCCGAGGCACGAACCATCGAAAAGGCACCGTCAGAGAAGGAACGCTTAAAGGCTGCGGAGCTTCTTGGTAAACGGTACGGGCTGTATACGGAGAAAGTCGATGTGGCAGCTGATATGGATCTAAATATCACGATTGACTACGGGGAGAACGATTCCGGATGAATATAGACGTACAAATGAATCCTGGTTTCAAAGAAGTTGACCGTAGCCGGAAAAGATATATCGTGATGAAAGGCTCTGCCGGATCAGGGAAGAGCGTTGATACGGCGCAGAATTACATCCTGCGGTTGATGCAGGATCCGGGAAGAAATCTTCTATGTGTTCGAAAGGCGGACGTGACCAACAGGGATAGCACTTTTGCAGAATTGCAGGGTGCTATTTTTCGTATGTTCGGGGAGCAGTATAAGAGATATTGGCACATTAACAGCTCCAATATGATTATGGAGTGCAAGATCAACCGGAATCAGATTATCTTCCGAGGAGTCAATGACGAGAAACAGCGTGAAAAGCTGAAATCCATTACCTTTAAGCGTGGGAAGCTGACAGATGTGTGGATTGAAGAAGCTACAGAGATTACGCAGGCAGACTTCGAGATCATCGATGACCGTCTTCGTGGTGAGCTACCGGAAGGTCAGTTCTATCAGATCCGAATGACGTTTAACCCAGTGTCAGCCTATCACTGGATTAAGCGTGTGTTCTTTGACCGGTCCGATCCGGATGTCCTGACGCATCAGTCAACCTACGAGCAGAACCGCTTTATCGATGATGCCTACCGCAGACGTATGATGAGGCGTAAGGAAGTGGATCCGGAAGGGTATCGTGTATATGGCCTGGGGGAATGGGGAGAAGTCGCCGGACTGATCCTCAAAAACTATGTTGTCGAAGAATTTGACCGCTCGCCGGAACGATTCGACTACATGGTCAATGCACAGGACTTCGGCTTCAACCACGCAAACTGCATCGGCGAGGTCGGTTTCAAGGATGGAGAGCTGTATCTGTGCAGGGAGCTGTACGTGTATGAGATGGATACGGATGAGATCATCCGGCTGGCGGAAGGGCAGTTCAACAAGCGCCTGCGTATGTGGTGCGATTCTGCGGAGCCGGACCGTATCAAGATGTGGCAGAAAGCAGGATACCGCGCAAAAGGCGTGCAGAAAGAGCCGAACAGCGTGCATGCCCAGATAGACTATTTGAAACAGCACAGGATACATATCTACCCGTCCTGCGTCAATACAATAAAAGAAATTCAGCAATGGAAGTGGAAGAAGGATGAGCGTACCAACACTTATCTCGAAGAGCCAGTTCCATTTTTGGATGATGCTATGGCGATGCTTCGGTACTCGATTGAGGAAGAACGTAAGGCAAAACCGCGGCTGAACAGAAAGGTGAAAGGAGGGATATAGAGGTGTGGACGAATTTGTACAGGCTGCCGTCGGAAGAGACGCTGACGGATGCCAAACTGAACGAATTTATTATGCGGCATTCCGGAGAGTGCGCATTTCGATACAGCAGACTGCAGGAGGCCTACGAGACGGAGTATCCGATCCTGCATGAGCCGCCAAAGCCAAAATGGAAGCCGGACAACCGGATCATGGTCAACTTTGCGAAATACATCGTGGATACGATGAATGGTTTTTTCATTGGAAATGCCATCAAAATGCAGGTCGACAATGGGAACGAAGCAGTTGCGAAGTATGTTGAATTCCTGGACCAGTACAACGACCAGGACGACAATAACGCCGAGCTGTCCAAAATCTGCAGCATCTTCGGCAAGGGCTATGAAATGTATTATGTCGATGAGAACGGAAACATCGGCATTACATATTTGAGTCCGCTGGATGCATTTATGATCTACGATGATTCCGTGCTGGAAAGGGAACGGTATTTCGTGCGGCTGTATTACGATTCGAATCAGATCCTTCATGGCAGCGTTTCAGATGAGACGAAGGTTCGATGGTTCACAATAAAGGGAAAGCTGATCTGGGATGCAGACGAGAAGATACACGGCTTTGATGGCGTTCCGGCATCTGAGTACGTAGAAAACAAGGAGCGGATGGGAATCTTCGAACCGGTGCTTACGATGATCAACGCATACAATAAGGCGATCAGCGAGAAGGCCAATGATGTTGACTATTTCGCGGATGCCTATTTGAAAGTTCTTGGATCCAAGCTGGAAGAAGATGATGTGGCGCATATCCGGGATGACAGAATCATTAACTTTGATGGAGATACCGAGCGGTTGATCGTTGAATTTCTTCAGAAACCGGATGGTGATACCACGCAGGAGCATCTGATCGATCGTCTGGAAAAGCTAATTTTCCATATCAGCATGGTGGCCAATATCTCGGATGAGAATTTTGGCACCAGTTCCGGCATCGCCATGAAATATAAGCTGCAGGCAATGAGTAACTTGGAAAAAACGAAAGAGCGGAAATTTACCAGCGGAATGAACCGGAGGTATCGTCTGATTTTCTCAAATCCGGTCTCAGGAATGAAAAAAGATGACTGGGTGAAGATCCATCCACATTTTACACCAAATTTCCCGGCAAACCTGCAGGAAGAGGCAGAGATCGCGAAGAATCTGGAAGGTGTGGTCAGCCAGGAAACACAGCTCGGGGTGCTGTCTATTGTGGACAATGTACAGGATGAAATCAAGAAAATTGATACCGATCAGAACAAGGTGAGAGCGGATCCAGTGATGAAGCAGATGTTTGGCGGCGGTGGACAGGATGACGAGTAAGGAATACTGGCAGAAACGTGAGACGGAACATGCCAAGAAGAATAAGATGTCTGAGCAGACCTATGCAGAAGAGATCCGGAAGACCTATGCGTATATGGCGGATCAGATTCAGAAGGAAATCGATGGATTTTACGCAAAATACGCCAATGCTGAGAAGATTTCGCTGGCAGAAGCAAAGAGAAGGGTTTCTAAGCTCGATATCGAAGAGTATGGCAGGAAAGCGGCGAAATACGTCAAAGAAAAAGATTTTTCCGACCAGGCGAATGAAGAGATGCGGCTGTACAATGCAACCATGAAGATCAACCGTCTGGAACTGCTGAAAGCCAATATCGGGCTGGAAATGGTATCCGGTTTCGATGAACTGCAGAAATATTTTGACAAGACGCTGACACAGCAGACAATAGAAGAATTTCGCAGGCAGGCGGGTATTCTTGGCAATTCCGTGCAGGAAAATGGGAAAATGGCGCGGGCAATTGTCGATGCGTCATTCCATAACGCCACTTATTCCGATCGAATCTGGATGTATCAGGATATGCTGAAAGCAGAGCTGGACAAGCTGCTGAAAACAGGGCTAATCCAGGGCAAGAACCCGCGGGAGCTTGCGGTGCACCTGCAGAAACGCTTCGGTGCAAGCCGGGAGGATGCAGAGCGGCTCATGGTCACGGAGCTTGCCAGAGTCCAGATAGAAGCGCAGAAGCAGTCCTATATTCGAAATGGATTCGAAGAGTATACATACGTTGCCTGCGGGAATGCAGATGTCTGCGAGCGGTGCCAGGCGTTGGATGGTAAGCATTTCAAAGTGCAGGATATGATGCCGGGAACGAACGCGCCGCCGATGCATCCACGGTGCCACTGCTCCACGGCAGCCTATGAAGACAGTGCAGAATATGAGAAATGGTTGGACTTTCTGGAGCAGGGCGGTACCACAGAAGAATGGGAAGCATCGAAAAACAGAAAGGCAAGATATAAAGACAACGAAGGAATATTCCAAACATTGGATGGCAGATCAAAGGGGCGAGACGTTATCAAACCTCGAAATATCATGAAAGAAATGAAAAAGTCCAGCATCGGAACGGAAATGTTGGAATATCTTCAGGAAAATGATATTCAAATAAAGGTATGGTACGGAGTTGATGTTGATGAAGGACTGGACGGACTTTTCGAAGATGGAGAAATCAACATTTATGCTGATAATACCAAAACGGTTCGTGAAACGGCTATTACGGTGATTCACGAGGCCACGCATGCCAAAATCAACAAGCCAAATACCAAAAGTCAAGAACTGCAATGCTATGTGAACGAGTACAGGCATCAAAACATTGAATTGACAGAGAAAGTGCTCCAGGATATAATTAATCATATAAATGATAAATATCCGAATCTGAAATGGGAGTGATTGTTTATGACGAATACTCTGAATATTCCGCCTCATGAGAGAGTAAAGCTCTTGAGGAAAGGCGAAAAAGTTTTGTGCAAAAAATGTAAAACAGGAATCATGATTCCTGTTGGCGACCGTGAAAAAACCAATACTTTTTACTGTGATTCTTGCAAGAATCAGTTAATTATCAACTGATGATAAGGAGACAGGACAAATGGCTCAGAATGATTATTTCGTGATTGTATACCAGGTACTGAAATATCTGTATGAATGCTTGAAAAAGGGTGAAAAACCAGAAGCGTGTTACCTTACAGCATCAGCTTATAATATTCCTGAGAATTATTGGCAGTATATCATTTTAAGCCTGATTACGGAAGAATATGTAAAAGGCATTGCTGTTAATCATACGAAAGATGGCGTTCTTTTAGGCGATCTGCCGGATGCTATTATCACGCCCAAAGGTATTTCATATCTGTTTGAGAATTCATTGATCGAAAAGGCAAAAAGGACATTGAAAGACGTAAAAGAAATGGTTCCATTTGTATAATTAACCACCAGTCGAGAGGCCGGTGGTATTTTTATGCCCATTTGTTAAGAAAGAGAGGATCAGAGAATGATTGAGGTGCGCGTTCGTAAAAACGAAATTAAGGTGTCCGGTCATGCAATGTACGCACCGCACGGGCAGGACATCGTCTGCGCAGGCGTTTCCAGCCTCGTGCGGACGCTGATCCGCTCGATCGAGGATCTAACAAGGGATGAAATAGAATACGAAGTATCGCCCGGCTGGGTTGATATACAGTATGGGAATCTATCAGAGAGAGCAAGAACTCTGGTGGATTCCTTTTTTGTCGGCATCTGTCTGATGGTCGATGAATTTCCGGAGCATGTCCGGATCGTGTAACCGATGTGACCGAAATGTCGTTAAACTATGATTCCGGAGCAACGGCACGGGGCTATTACAGAACGGGACGGGGCAGAAAGGACCGAACATGAAGTATAAAAACAATCGTTGGAGATCTCCAATGATCAACCTGCAGTTATTTGCAGAAGGCGAAGGAAACGACAATGGAGCCGGAGACGGAGACGATGGCGGAGCTGGAGCAGGTTCTGGAGATGGCGGCAATGAGATGTCGTTTGATGATTTTCTGGGGCAGGCAGAGAATCGCGCGGAGTTCGACCGCAGAGTGCAGAAAGCGGTAAATACAGCAGTGACCAAAGCGCAGGAAAAGTGGCAGGCACTGACTGATGATAAGCTTTCAGAGGCGGAAAAGCTGGCGAAGATGACAAAGGAAGAGAAAGCGGAGTATAAAAACCGGAAGTTGGAAAAGGAACTGGCAGATCTGAAACGGCAGAATTCGCTCTCGGAAATGTCAAAGACGGCCAGAAAGATGCTGGCAGATGAAGAAATCAACATCCCGGATGAACTTCTGGCACATCTGGTATCGGAAAGCGCTGAGGATACCAAGACGGCAGTCGAAGCTTTCACAAAGATGTATAAGGATGCAGTACAGGCTGCCGTAAAAGATGCCCTGAAAGGAAATGCCCCAAAGGGCGGATCCGGCGGAAAAGGCGCTGTGACAAAAGAACAGATTCTTGCAGTCAGCAACCCAATTGAACGGCAGCGGCTGATTGCGGAAAATATTGCATTATTTCAGTAGGAGGAAAACAGCATGCATAGAATTGGAAAATTAGGGCTGCAGGTATTTGCGGCACCGGATAACATGACAGGTCAGGCACAGATCCAGGTAAAAGCCCGCGAGATTGATTTCGTAACATCTTTCGGCAAAAACATTCAGGCACTGCTTGACGTCCTGGGTATTATCCGAATGATCAAGAAAGATAACAACACCGTTTTAAAGACAAAAAAGGTGACAGGAAACCTGCAGTCCGGTGAGGTCGCAGAGGGCGAAGAGATCCCGTACTCCCAGTACGCTGTGGAAGAAATTCCGTTTGATACTATTAAAATCAGCAAGTATCGTAAGGGAGTAACCCTGGAGGCAATCGCGGAAAAGGGATACGATGCCGCAGTACAGGATACCGACGAAGAGTTCAAAACCGATCTGCAGAACGTTGTCATGGATAAGCTGTACGCACAGCTGAAAGCAGGTTCTCTGACTGGCCATGAAAGCACCTGGCAGATGGCGGTTGCTATGGCAATCGGAAAAGTCAAAGATAAGTTCAAAAAGATGAGAAGAACGGCTACCGGCGTAGCAGTATGGGTAAATACACTGGATGTGTATAAATATGTCGGTGCCGCGGATATCTCCCTGCAGACAGCGTTCGGCTTTGAGTACATGAAGAAATTCCTTGGCGCTGATGTTGTCTTCGTAAGCTCTGAAATCCCGGAAAACGTCGTCATTGCTACTCCACTCAACAACATCATCGGATATTACATCGATCCGGGCGACTCTGAGTTCGTAAAAGCTGGCCTCAGCTATACAACGGACCCGACTACTCATTTTATCGGTTTCCATGCACAGGGTACCTACGAGAGAGCAATTTCGGATCTGTACGCTATTATGGGTCTGCGCTTATTCTGTGAGTACCTGGATGCCATCGCCTACATCTCCGTTGGTGGAGCGGATACACAGACTCTTGGAAAACTGACCGTAACGGCGGCAGAAGGATCTGAAACAGGAAAAACAAAGATCTCCGTAAAAGAGCAGCTGATGTCTATGAAAAACTGCTGGAAGTACAAAGATGCGGCATCCGCGACTACCGTGAAATACGGCGATGACGTGAAAAACTGGAGCAAATGGGATGGAGAATCCGAAATCGCATCTACAGCAACCCATCACATCACGCTGGTTGAGTGTGATCAGAACTATAAAGCAGTCCGTTCCGGCGATGTAACAGTAGCTGTGAAGAGCTGAGAAGGAGGAACCTATGTACAGGGTGATTGAATACTTTACGGATCTTCATGACGATGACCATGAGTACCGAGAGGGTAATGTTTTCCCGCGCGAGGGAATCAAGGTCTCGAAAGAGCGTCTGGAAGAGCTTGCTTCGGATAAAAACCTGCGTGGAACCCCGGTGATCGAACTGGTAAAAGAACCAGAGAAGTAGGAGGCAGTCGATGCTCGAAGATCTGAAACTGCTTCTTGGACTGGAAGACACAGATAAAAAGACAGAACAGCAGCTACAGCTGATTCTGAATGCCACGAAACAGCGGTTGAAATTTCTTCTTGGCGGTCTGGAGCCGCCGGAAGAGATGGAATACATTATACTGGATGTTTCGGTCATTCGGTTCAACCGGATCGGTTCGGAAGGGCTCTCCTCTCACAGTGTTGAGGGTGAGAGCCTTTCCTGGTCTGAAAACGATTTTTCCGGATATATGGATGATATTCAGTCCTATCTGGACAGCCAGCGGGAGGCAAGGAAGGGGAAGGTGAAATTTCTGTGAGATACGATACACCAATTTTCTTCCAACGCGTTCTGCCGGGCGAATACGATCCTAAAACGGGAAACTACGACGCCGATCAGGTCACAGAGATACGGAAAATGGCATCTGTGATGGATACGAGGGCGGAAATCATGCAGATTGTATACGGTGGAATCCGTCAGGGCAGCGTGACTGTACAGCTCCAGAATCATTATCAGAAGCCGTTTGATAAAATCCGGATTGGAAACACGACCTACAAAGTGGACTATACGCGAAAATTGCGTGTAAAACAGACATTCATACTATCGGAGGTGGTCTGATGCCGAAAATCAAGCTGGAAGGAATGGAAAAACTGCAGGTTAAACTGAAAAAAAACGTGCAGATGAGCGATGTAAAGCGGGTTGTACGAAAAAATGGATCGGAACTGCAGAAAAAAGCACAGAAGAATGCACCGGTAGGAACTCCACAAAGTACAGGGATACCTGGATATGTGGGTGGAACATTAAAGCGTAGCATCGGATTGGACATTACAGACGGTGGCATGACTGCGGAAGTAGGGCCATTGGCAGAATATGCAGTATATGTCGAGCATGGAACACGTTACATGAATGCACAGCCTTATTTGAAACCGGCATTCAATGAGCAGAAAGAAAAATTCAAACAGGATATGAGAAAACTGGCGAGGTGAGAAGGTGGATCCACAACAGGAATTATTTACAGCAGTATTAGTAGAACTGAGAAAGCGATATCCGGATCAGGTGTATGACACGTTTTTACCGCCGGAAGGCACGCCATATCCGTTCATCTATCTGGCAGACAGCAATTTGACCGACAGGGCCAACAAAACAGCCGTGTTCGGCATTGTAAGCCAGACAATCCACGTCTGGCACGACAATCCGCGGCAGCGCGGCACAGTATCACAGATGCTCCTGCAGATCAAGCAGATTTGCAGGCACTTAGAACATACCGGAAATTTCTCCTGGTCGGTGCAGGATTTGAACCAGAGAATATTGCCGGACACAACTACCAACCAGCCACTCCTTCACGGCATCGTGGAAGTGACTTTTTTATTCAGTTAGGAGAACAGCATGAGAAAAACAATTGATTTGCAGTTATTCGCAGATGCGGTACGCGGTAAAAAGATCGTTTATCTGTACCGCCTTAAAAAAGATGCGGCTAAAAATGCAGCTACAGCATTAGCGTTTACGACAGAGAACGGCAGAACGACAAGCAAAGATGCCGATACCACAGAGACAAAGGATGGCACGATCCGTACCCCGGGAGCAGCCGAGGTTGAGATTACGGCAACCAGTATTCTTGCCAAGGGCGACACACTGATCGACTCTCTTGAAGATGCCATGATCAATGATGAACTGGTCGAGATCTGGGAAGCAAATCTGGATGAACCAGCATCCAGCGGAAGCAATAAATTCAAGGGAAAATATTTCCAGGGTTACGTAACGGAGCTGGAAAAGACTTCGAACGCCGAAGATATGGTGGAGGTGTCTCTTACCTTTGGTGTCAATGGAACCGGTCAGAAAGGTGATGTAACCGTAACGACCGCGCAGCAGGAAATAGCAGCTTACGTATTTACAGATACGACAAAAACAGGAGCGTAAAAATGCTGAGGGCGAGAAATCGTCCTCTTTTTGAATAGTAAAGGAGAAAAATGATATGGAACTTACAATCAATGGACAGGTGTATCAGTTTAATTTCGGCATGGGATTCATGAGAGAAATGAATAAAAAAGTAACTATGCCGGTAGACGGAGTAAAAGATGCTAAGAAGAATATTGGCCTGAGATACGCTGTGGCAGGGATCATGGACGGAGATGTAGAGTCTCTTGAGGATCTGTTACTCGTAGCGAATAAAGGGCAGAATCCGAGAGCAACTACAGAAATTCTGGATGAATATATTGATGATCCGGATACCGATATCAATCAGCTCTTCGAAGATACGATGGGTTTCTTAAAGAGTGCAAATGCTACGAAGAAATGCGTCCAGAATCTCGAGAAGACGATCGAGGAAGAAAAAGCGAAGAAGTAGGCGATATAACTCATGAAGAGGCGAGCTTCGAAGAACAATACCGGGAAGCTGCAATCAGCTGCTTCCGGTATTTGGGATTCACATCGTTTGAGCAGGTTGATCGTCTGACGATAGCACAGTACGAAATTATGATGGAAGCGCTGAGATATCGGATAGTAGACGACGAATACAGGGCACATCGGCAAGCCTTTCTGAATTTTGCTGCCCAGGCGCAGAAAAAATCTGGGAAGAAAACAGTGCCAGTATACAAAAGATTCCGAAATTTCTTCGACTATGAAAAAGAATTAAAAAATGTGAAGGAAAAGAAACATAAGAAGAGCGATCCGCGTTTTGTTGGAATATCCAAGTTGTTAAAGAAAGGAGGGCGAACAGATGGCAGAATCTTATAGCGTAAAAGCGGTTTTGTGCGCGGAAGATAAAAACTTCTCGTCAATGATGAAATCATGTAGCAGTTATGCTGATAATCTGAAAAATACGCTTACAAGTGGAATTGGATTTGGTGCTATGGCGGCGATTGGATCCAAGGCAGTCTCGGCAATCGGAAGCGGACTGAAAAGCTTGACTGCTGGTGCAATAAGCGCTGGCGCGAATTTTGAGAATGCTATGTCGTCTGTAGCAGCTATTTCCGGAGCTACAGGATCCGACTTTGATAGACTGTCTGAAAAGGCAAAACAGCTTGGAAAATCCACGCAGTACACCGCAAGCGAGACAGCTTCTGCGATGGAGTATATGGCAATGGCCGGCTGGAAAACTGAGGATATGTTAAATGGAATCGAAGGTGTAATGGATTTAGCCGCAGCGTCGGGAGAAGATTTGGCAGGCGTTTCTGACATTGTAACAGATGCGATGACAGCGTTCGGCTTATCAGCAGATGGCACAACCAAAATTATTAAAGATGGTTTTACGAAAGAAGTTTCTAACGCTTCACATTTTGCTGACGTTCTTGCAGCGGCTTCGGCCAATTCCAATACAAATGTTGCCATGTTGGGTGAATCATTTAAATATGCGGCTCCGGTAGCTGGATCGTTAGGCTATAGTGTAGAAGATACAGCCATCGCTCTCGGTCTCATGGCTTCATCAGGATTGAAAAGCAGCATGGCCGGAAGTAGCCTTCGAACTATTCTGACGAATCTTGCAAAGCCAACAGATGATATCAGTGACGCAATGGATTATTTGGGCATATCGTTGCAGAATGGTGATGGCTCGATGAAGTCTCTGATGGACATTGTAACCGATCTGCGCGGTGCATTTGGACAATGCAAAATGCCAATGGATCAGTTCCAAGAGAACCTTGCAAAACTTGACGAAAAGTATGCCAATGGAGAGCTGACAGAAAAGAAGTATAATGAAGCATTAGCAGATTTAACGGAAAAGGCTTATGGAGCAGAGGGAGCGTTAAAGGCCAAATACGCTGCTACGTTAGCTGGAAAAGAGGGTATGTCAGGTCTGCTTTCAATCGTGAGTGCGGCACCAGAGGATTTTGACAAGTTAACCAATGCCATTTATAACAGTGACGGTGCAGCCAAAGAAATGGCAGAGATCAAAATGGATAATCTTCAGCACGATGTCGTGAAACTGCAGTCTGCAATGGAAGGACTTGGAATTACTGCATTCAACCAGGTTGGCGGAAAAATGAGAGGTTTGGTTGGCATCGCAACTGAGACGGTTGGAAAAATTGATGAAAAGCTTGCCAGCGGAAAAGGGATCGAAAAGGCTGTCGATAAAATAGAATCAATGGTTGAGAAAGCAAAACCATATTGGGATATTTTCAAAACGGACGCATTGGAAGCGGGAACGGCGCTGGGCGATGCGACTTGGGCGATCATAGGAGATATCAAGAAGCTTTCAGGTTCTTTTGGCAGCACAGAAAGTATTGAAAATTTCTCTACCACTTTGGGAGAGGTCAAAGATGGAATTGTAGCAGTTTCGGGATTTTTGGAAAAACATTCGGACGCGATTGCAAAAGTAGCGGTGGCACTTCCGAAACTCTTGATTGCATATAAAGGCTTTAAAATCGTTAAGGCTGTAGCACCATTTGTTGGCGCATTTACAGGAGCTGTTGGAGGGCTGGCAAAGGCTGGACTCGGGAAAATCGCACCTGGGCTATTTGGTGTTTCAAAAGGCCAGGAGGCGGTTGGAAAATCCAGCGGCGGTAGTGCGAAGAAAATGGTAGCGTCTGCCAAGGCTTTTATGATGATGGGCGTTGGAGTGCTGGCGATCAGCGCAGGATTCTACTTGCTTGCACAGTCGGCAATTGCAGTAGCCAATGCTGGTCCGGGGGCAATAGCTGTTTTTGCCGGTTTGATTGGCGTGGTAGTAGGGCTCGCAGTTGGTATGACGAAATTGTTTTCATCTATGTCCGGCGGTTCAAAGAAATTAACAGCGATGGCACCGGCGTTTCTGGCGTTGGGAGCGGCTGTGCTAATGATTAGCGCAGGTTTGGCACTTTTGGCATATTCTTCGATTCAGTTGGCGAGTGCCGGTCCGCTGGCTATTGGCGTAATGGCAGGAATGGCGGTTGCAATTGGCGGCTTGATGCTGGTGGCAAAGAGCGTAGCACCAACACTTTCAGCTGGAGCAGTTGGATTTGTCACATTTGGAGCCGCTGTATTGATTGCGGCGGCCGGAATGGGGCTGTTATCTTTATCGGCCATTAATCTTGCGAATGCTGGCCCACTGGCTATTGGCTGTATGGTTGGCATGGTTGCAGCTATCGCCCTGCTGGCAGTAGGCGCTGCCGCTCTCGGCCCTGCATTGACAGCAGGAGCAGTTGGATTTATCGCATTTGGGGCTGCCATTGTTCTGGTAGCAGCAGGAGCATTGATTGCAAGCGCAGCGTTGGCTGTTGTATCCGCTGTTCTTCCTACAATTGCACAGTACGGAGCGCAGGGAGCGGTAGCAATTGCTCAGCTTGGAGCGAGTATGATTGTCTTTGGCACCGGAGCTGCTGTTGGAGGAGTTGGCGCAACCGTGCTCGGAGTTGGTCTTGCGTTGGTCGGCGTAACTGCACTGGCTGCAGCCGCAGGAGTAATTGCATTGTCTGCCGGAGCAGCGGTGCTTGGAGCTTCGCTTGTGATGGCAGGTGCAGGTTTGACGATTATGGGAGCAGCATTTCCACTTGTAGCGGCTGGCGCAAAGGCCAGTGCGGCTGGATTGACGGCATTACTTGGATCTGGTACTGCGGCCAGTGCAGTTTTTGTGATTTTGGCAGGATCTTCTGGCGCGGCAGCTGTAACAGTTGGCGTATTTGCAGCGGCAATGGTGGCCGGAGCCGCAGGAACCGGTCTTATGGTAGTTGCTCTGAAATCAGTAAATTCCAGTATGAAGTCAATCGCCGGAAATGCGAAAAGCGCTGAAAAATCGCTTACAGGTATGCGCTCCAGCGTGAATGTTGTGAATTCTGGGCTGGATGCATTGGGAAACAAGGCGAAATCTGCGATCAATGCATTGATTAAGCAGTTTTCCCAAGGAGAAAGTAAAGCGAAGACTTCTGGAAATGCGGTTGGAAATAATTTTAATAATGGCGTTTCAGCTGGAATGTCAAGGGCGGTTTCTACAGCAGAAACAATGTCAAATTCAATCGTAATTACCATGCGATCATCGGCAGGTGGGGCCTATAACAGCGGTGCTTACATCGGCATGGGTCTCGCTAACGGTATGGCAAGCCAGGTCGGCCATGTAAGAGCAGTGGCGGCACAGCTTGCGGCTGCTGCAGAGGCGGCAATCCGCGCGAAAGCACAGATTCACAGTCCGTCACGAGTGACAGATAAACTTGGCAATTATTTTGGTATCGGCTGGGTCAACGGGCTTATGGATCATGTCCAGGAAGCAAAACAGGCAACTATGGAACTGATACAAATTCCAGAGCTTGCACCTGTGCCGGAAATCGGGATGAGCCTTAGAACAGGCTATGAAGATCTGAACGACAGTTACCAGTACAGCAGCAGCGGAAAGTATACCATCTACGTACCGGTTAATCTGGACGGAAGAGAGATTGGAAAAGCGACTGCAACGTATACACGAGAAGAAATTGAGAAACAGGAGACAAGGGAGAACCGAAAGAAAGGCAGGAGAACTAATGTATAACTTTGTAGATACCACAGAGCGGTACCCAGGGCAGAACCTGCCTTCGGAGGCTCTCATGTTTAATGGAAACTATTTGGAAAATGTGATTCCCGGCTACCGGACACTATATGTGTCTGGCCGGGAAGTTTTAGGGACGGAGATTACAGATCTGGAAACTGGCGTATCCGATGGTACGAAATACCGGCGCAAACGCTATCAACCCAGAACCATTGTGGTTGGATATCAACTGATTGCTGAAGATAATTCGGCTTTTCGTAGTGCGTATAACAAGCTGAATGCTCTTCTGGATGAAGAACAGGCGACTCTTATTTTTGCGGATGAGCCGGACAAATATTATATCGGAACAAAGCAGGGAACCGGTGAGGTGCCTGCAGGAAAGAACTCGATTACATCGGAGCTGGAATTTTACTGCGCGGATCCATTCAAGTATTCGGTGGAAGAATTTACGGTGAATCCGACTGCGGATGACGGAAAAACGTTCATTGTGTCGTACAACGGCACTTATCGGGCCTTTCCAAAGCTTCAGGCAGTAATGCACAGTGAAAATGGAGTAGTAGGTTTTGTAAATGACTCCAAGAAAATTCTTCAGTTCGGTGATCCAGATGAGTTGAACGGAGAAACATACAAAAAAAGCGAACTGATAACAAGCTATGCTGACCAATATGTCTGGTCACAGGATGCGGCGTGGAAAGATGATACAGGGAGCAACTTCTTATACAGTAACAGCAAGACGGCTGGAAAGCTGGGTGTCATGAGCGTAGACAGCATCAAAGGTCTGTATCTGGCCAGCAGTGGATATGTAAGTCCAAACACAAACGGCTGGAATGGAGCTATGAAATCTATTGATGTGGTAGATTCCAATGGAGCAAAGGGAGCGACGCACCTCTATTGTTACATGAACAGCTGGTTTGAAACTGGTCTTATGGGGCAGACGGGCTGCCAGGCGATTGCTTTCTGCGATGCGAACGGAAAAATGATCTGCTGCCAGGAGATATACAAAACCGATACGATCGGAAACACAGCGCACATGAATATGTGGGTAGGTGGAAACAACCCGCGTATCGTCAAAACATATACTTTTGAACCTTGCCATCGAAAAGATGCAAACCCATACAGCCAAACGTATGGCGCAAGCGACATGATGAAACATGGAGAGAAAATACGTTTTTTCTGGAAGGGCAGTTATCCGGAATTTACAGTTCCAGAATTAAAAAATGTGAAAGTGGCAACAGTGAAATTGTATTTGGGACAGTGGGGAAGTCGAAATACAGGAAATCAGCTTGTCACCAGAAATTATTTCCGCGGCATCTTCGTGAGAATTGACAATGTAGAAAAATGGCGTGATATTCCGAATAAATTTTCGGTAAATCAGGTTTTGACAGCTGACTGTAGCAATGGAGAGGTCATGTTACAGGGACTTCCGAGACAGGATCTTGGTGCGTTGGGCAACGATTGGGAGAACTTTTGCCTGCAGCCTGGAATGAATCAGATCCAATGCATTGCATCGGACTGGGCAACACAGCCAACATACACAATGAAATACAGGGAGGTGTTTCTATGATTTTATATTTTGCGGACCGACATATGAATGTCCTTGGGCAGGCAAGCATAGAGCTACCGAAGGGATTGTACATTTCTGATGATCTGAAAACAGAAGAGGTGGAAGCAGGTGTTGCTACACTAGAATTTACGCTGAATTACACGGCGAGCACGCGGAATGATGCGAAACAGTATGGTTCTGTTGGCAATTATATTCTTCGGAAGAATGGCGATGAGCAGGAATTTTATACGATCATTACCAGCGAAGAAAATATTTTCAAACAGGAAGTAGAAATCTATGCCGAGGATGCCGGTATGGATCTCCTGAACGAGACAGTTGGCGAATACAAAGCAGACAAGGCATATCCAGCGAGCTACTATGTTGAAAAATTCAGCGACGATTCCGGCTTTGAAATTGGAATCAATGAGGTCAGCAATTATAACCGGAAACTGTCCTGGGAGGGTGAGACCACCGCTTCTGAGCGTATTTTGAGCGTTGCCACGCAGTTTGACGCGGAAGTTTCCTATACTTTTGAAATCGACCGGTTGAAAATCAAGCACAAATATATCAACCTGCATAAGAAGCGCGGCGTAGATCAGGGGCGAGAACTTCGGATCAACCGGGAAGTGAAAAATATCATTGTAAAAAGTTCAGTAGAAGATCTGGCTACGGCACTTTCCGTTACCGGCGGATATCCGGAAGACAGTGAAACGCCGATCAATCTGAAAGGGTATAAGTATGATGACGGTGATATTTATCTGTCCGGCAGCACGATTTATTCCCGGAGCGCGGTGGCAAAATGGAGCCGGTATCTTTCCGAGAAAGGGAATGGAACTGGGCATATCGTCCAGACGTATACTTATGATACTTTAAGCCAGTCGGAGCTGTGCAACCGTGCTGTATCCAAGTTGAAAAAGATCTATGATGCTGCGGTATCCTATGAAGTGGAGCTGGCATATCTGCCGGATGGAATCAAGATCGGCGATACAGTCAATATCGTAGATGACACCGGAGAATTGTATCTGTCCGCGCGGATCATGAAGCTGGAATCTTCCATCTGCAACGATGAGTACACAGCGACACTGGGCGAATATCAGCTTAAATCAAGTGGAATTTCCGAGAAGATGGAGAACCTGGCTGCGCAGTTTGAGAAACTGGCAAAGAACCGGACATTTTACACATGGGTTGTATTTGCTGATACAGAAACGGGCGATGGAATATCAATCAAATCTGCTGGAAAAGCATACATGGGTATTGCATACAATCGGACGACAAAGCAGCCGGTTCTGACAGATCCGAGCGTCTACGCCTGGGTAAAGGTTGTTGGAGATCAGGGAATTGCGGGGGAGCCTGGAAAAGACGGTCTGACAAGTTTTTTTCATGTGAGATATGCTGATGTTCCGAACCCGACAGCGAATCAGTTGCGAAAGGATACAGGAAAATATATCGGTACCTATGTGGACTATATACTGGAGGACAGTACAGATCCTACAAAGTATACCTGGCGGAAGTTTCAGGGAGATGACGGTGAGGATGGCGCAGATGGCATTGCAGGAAACGATGGTGCGGATGGAGAAACCAGTTACCTTCATATCGCATATGCAACGAGTGCGGATGGAAAGACAGGCTTTTCGACAACCAATGCAGTCGATAAGACGTATATCGGCCAGTATGTGGATTTTGAAAAAGCCGACAGCACTGATCCGACGAAGTACCACTGGAGTAAATTTCAGGGTCCGAAAGGCGATAAGGGAGATCCAGGAGAACAGGGCCTGCGCGGACTGCAGGGTGAAAAGGGAGAGCAGGGAATCCAAGGACCGAAGGGCGAGAATGGCAAAACCACGTATACGCATATCGCTTATGCGAACAGCTCTGATGGAAAGGTTGGATTTTCTGTTTCCGATTCCGACCGTGATTATATTGGGATGTATGTAGATGAGGTTGAAACGGACAGCACTGATCCGACGAAGTACCACTGGAGCAAAATTAAGGGTGCAGACGGTAAGCAGGGAATCCAGGGAAAGCCGGGCTCAGATGGCAAGACTCCATACCTTCATATCGCATATGCAACGAGTGCGGATGGAAAGACAGGCTTTTCGACAACCAATGCAGTCGATAAGACGTATATCGGCGTGTATACGGACTATGTGCAGGCGGATTCTACAGATCCCACAAAGTATAAGTGGACAAAGATCCAGGGACCGCAGGGCACTCAGGGATTGCAGGGAATCCAGGGCCCACAGGGTGAACGGGGTATAGCGGGAAAAAATGGAAAGGACGGAGCCACAACATATTTTCATATCAAGTATTCTGCAGTTTCGAATCCGACCTCTGCGTCTCAGATGACAGAGACACCGTCAAAATACATTGGAACGTATGTGGATTTTACACAGACGGATTCGGATGATCCGAAGAAGTACAGCTGGCAGCAGCTGGAAGGTTCGCAGGGGCCACAGGGAAAACAGGGAATTTCAGGTACCAATGGAGCAGACGGGAAAACCAGTTATCTGCACATCAAATATAGTAATGACGGTGGGAAGACATTCACCGGGAACAGTGGTGAGGATATTGGCGCTTATATCGGAACATGCGTGGACTATGCAAAAGATGATCCTACAAGTGTCGGAATGTATAAGTGGGCGAAAATCAAAGGCGAGGCTGGAGCCAAAGGTGATAAGGGTGATACGGGTAAGGGGGTTAAATCGACATCTGTTGCATACCAGGTTTCAACTTCCGGAACAACAGTTCCAACTGGCACATGGTCTGGGTCTGTGCCATCTGCATCCGCGGGGCAGTATCTGTGGACACGTACAATCATCACTTACACTGACGACACAACATCCACGATATATAGTGTCGGCCGTATGGGAACCAATGGTGCAAATGGCACCAATGGAAAGAGTATTGGATCAGTAGTCAATTATTACCTGGCAACGGCATCTTCCAGCGGAGTTACAACGGCGACGAGTGGATGGACAACAGCTGTCCAGTCGGTGTCTGCGGCTAAGAAGTATCTTTGGAATTATGAGGTTGTGAAGTATACCGACGGAACCGTGGCGAGTACAACTATGCCTTGCGTCATTGGATCATACGGTGATCGGGGAAGTAAAGGGGATAAAGGTGATACCGGATCAACCGGAAATGGTATTAAGAGTATTACCGAGCATTATGCAGTCTCCGCGTCAAATTCGACTGTTCCTACCTCATGGTCGTCTACGGTTCCGACAATGACAGAGAGCAATAAATATCTCTGGAACTACGAGACAATTACTTATACAAATGGGACAACTGTAGACACAACAAAACGAGTTATCGGTGTATATGGTAACAAAGGTGCTACAGGGGCTACTGGTTCACAGGGATATAGTCTTGTGGCAAATGTGGTTAGAGATGCCTTCACCGAGTCTCAGTGGACAAGATATGGAACGATTAATCACGAAGAAACTTGGTCCAGCACATCTGGTATCCGTAATGGTTGCCGGATTGGTGATATGTTTGCAATCGTTGGAACTGCAACGGACACAAAAAATGCTCATGTTGCTTATTATCGGAGTAATACTGCATCTGGAGATCTGAAAGGTTTGTGTATAAGCCATACAATTATCCCGAGGGGTGCAACAGGAGCTACCGGCAGTAAGGGAGATAAGGGCGATACTGGTGCAAGTGGAAAAGGCGTTAAATCTACTGCAGTAACATATCAGGCAAGTTCGTCTGGAACTACGATCCCTACTGGAGTATGGTCAGCAACTCCTCCGGCGACAAGTGCGGACAAACCATATTTCTGGACTCGTACGATCATCACCTATACGGATAATACAACTTCAACTGCTTACAACGTTGGTAGTACACCGGAAGGAATTGTCGTCGGCGGACGAAATTTATTGGTGGGAACACATAAATCTCCCATAACGTATACCTATCCAACATCGGGATATGCTGATAAATGCTCATGGAAAACAACGGTCTTACTAAATGGAAGTGTATATACATTATCCTTCTGGGCAAAGTCATCTGTCAATGGCGATAAAATACGTGTGCATTTTTATAATCCGTCAAATATTATTTCTGTAGTTGGCAGTCAAGGACAAAGATCAACCGCCACCGATGGTTTGTGCGACTTCGTTCTTACTACTACAATGACAAAATATTGGGTTACATATACGATACCTAAAGGTGGAAATAGCACGAGAAGTGTTATAATTCCGAGATTAGGTCTAGGCGCTACTGGCACCGGAACACTTACTTTTCAATGGGAAAAATTAGAAGAAGGCAATATGGCCACGGACTGGACACCAGCTCCAGAGGATTATGTATCTTTTGTTGATGTTGAGTATTATCTTTCAACATCGGCAACATCACTTTCTGGTGGATCATGGTCTACGACAGCGCCGACATGGGTTAATGGAAAGTATATGTGGAGCCGTACGGTAACAACGGACGGAGCTGGTAACAGAACGTATTCGCCAAATCAAAATGGAGTTTGCATTGCAGGAGCACAGGGAGCAACCGGAGCCAAAGGTGATAAAGGAGATACTGGAGGGACTGGTGCAACCGGTAAAGGCGTTAAATCTATTGTAGAACAGTATTACAAGTCAACGTCAGCAACAGCCATGTCCGGCGGATCGTGGAGCACGACTTATCCTGGGTGGGAGAACAGTAAATATATTTGGACGAGATCGGTGATTACCTATACTGACAACACGACTTCAACGACAACAGCTGTATGTGTTACGGGAAGCAAAGGCGACACAGGTGCAACCGGTGCCAAAGGAGATACCGGAAAAGGCGTTAAGTCAACGGCGGTAACTTACCAGGTATCTTCGTCAGGAACGACAGTTCCGACCGGCACATGGTCGAGTTCGGTACCGTCTGCATCTGCTGGACAGTATTTATGGACAAGAACAGTTATCACATACACCGATAGCACCTCGTCTACTCTCTACAGTGTTGGTAGAATGGGAACTAACGGTACAAATGGCAGCAATGGGGCAAATGGCAAAAGTATTGGCTCCATTACAAACTACTATCTTGCTACTCCCTCGGCCAGCAGAGTAACAGCATCTACAAGCGGCTGGACAACTTCTGTGCAGTCCGTTTCGGCAAGCAAAAAGTATCTCTGGAATTACGAAGTTGTGAAATATACCGACGGCACAATAGCAAGCACAACAGCACCGTGCATTATCGGTTCGTATGGTGATACTGGAGCAAAAGGTGATAAAGGGGATAAAGGAGCAACTGGTCCTCAGGGACCACAAGGTCCTCAAGGTGTAAAAGGCGATAAAGGCCCTCAAGGTCCACAGGGCGCTGCAGGTAAGGACGCAAATCAGGTAGTGCATACGGTAAATGGAAACGGTGAGTCAAATCTTTATGTCGAATTTGCTACAATAAAGATCACAGGTTCGTATGCAAATCATCCAACAACATTTAAACTTGGTGGCAGAGGTTTTGAGACAACAGATGTCCAGTTTAGTTTTATCTCTGCAAATAACGCAGATCCTGGATTGGATTTCCTAAGATCTTCAGGCGGATGGTCGTTATGGATTTATAAAAAGACTACTTCAACGTGGGGCCTTATAACAAGATTAAGTGAACCGTATGGACAGCTGAGAGTATTTAACTATGCTCAAGGTTCTGGTCCATATACAGTGACGTGGACATCAACCAAATTAGCTTCTTTACCATCTGGTTCAATTAATGCGAATCCTTTACAAGCAGCAAAAACAGCCACCAACTTTATGCAGTTTACTGATGGGACCGGATTGGAAGTTGGTAATAAAACCAGCGGATCTTGGTCTGGCTATCGGACTAAGATTTCAGCATCAGCATTTGAGATTCTTAACCGGGCAGGAACGACACTCGCATATTATGGTGATAAGTTGATCCAGCTTGGAAAGAACGCAAAAGATGCGGTTATTGAGTTATGTGGCGGTGTCGGTAAGATTTTGGTTGAAACAAAATCCGGCAATGCGGCTCTGTCAATCCAGAGCGAATATGTAGATATTAAAGGTGTCCACGAATCTGTATTGGAGACATCAAGTTCTTCTGGAAGCTGTATAGCCGGAGCTGTTGACGATTCTTTTGTTGTAAATACTTACTCGGATGCCAACAACAGAGCAAACTTCGATATTGGTAACGGTAGCATTATTCTTGAATCAAAGAAGAAAGGTTATCAGGCAGAGATCGAATTTTATGGCTGTGGCTGGTCTGGAGGAGTGTATACTGGAGCGTTCGCACCGACCAAGGCGTACTCCGAAAAGATTATGTTAGGAGATAGTGGAAGAGTATGGGAGCGTTTGATTGTTAAAAACTCCCCACAGGTCACATCCGATCGCCGCGCCAAAACAAACATATTTCCACTCGGTGAGAGCAAGATCAATAAGACGGATATTCATTCAGAGCTGTTCGATCGCTTAAAACCAGTTCAGTATCGGATGATTGACGGTGATGGGCGCATTTGTTATGGATTCGTCGCACAGGATGTCGTAGAAGCCATGCGAGAACTAGGAATCCGAGAAGACGAGCTGGATCTGGTACACCACGACAGAAAGAACACTGAGGATGGCTATATTGATACCTATAGTATGGTATATACCAATTTGATTGCGGTAATAACGCATGAGCTACAGCTCGAAAAAGAAAGAAGATCGAACCTTGAAGTAGAGGTTGCGGATCTAAGAAGTGAACTTGAATCCATGAGAGATAATATCTCTGGAGATACAAATTAATTTTTAGGAGGACAAAAATATGGCAGTATCAGCAACTTACACAAAGGACATTCATTATTCTGGAATCATCACAGTTGACGGCGAGACCGTTGTGTCTATGGACGCCAATATGGATGCAAAACATCCGGATGTTCCAATCATCAATCGCTACATCAACAACGGTAGAAAGTATCGTGCCAATAAAAAGGATATCGATGATGTTGTTGACAAATTCGAGAACGACATCTGGGATGAGTATGATAAGTATACTGCAGATCTGGAAGCAAAGGAATCGGTGGAGTAGCACCGAAGAAAGATTTTGCTAATTTAAAAGAAGGAGAACTAAAAAACATATGGAAACAATCATATCAGCCTGCATCAGTGCCGCCGTTACACTTGTGGTCTGCCTGATCAGTAACCACAGTCAGCAGGAAAAGACACGGGCACTGATGGAATACAAGCTGGAAGAGCTCACGAAACGGGTCGATAAGCATAATAATGTAGTAGAAAGAACGTATGCTCTGGAACAGGAACTTAAAGTACAAGAAGAGCAGATCAAAGTTGCCAACCACAGAATCAATGACTTAGAGCAGAAAGGATAAAAAATATGGAACAGATTATGAATTATGTAAAACCGGAACTGATCATTGTAGCTATTGTCCTGTACTTCCTGGGCATGGGCCTGAAACAGGCACAGGCTGTAAAGGACAAGTATATTCCTCTGATTCTCGGCGGCGTGAGCATCGTCCTGTGCGCCATCTGGGTGCTGGCTACCAGTGAGGTGTGCACCGGCCAGCAGGCGGCGATGGCAGTCTTTACAGCGGTCACGCAGGGCATCCTTGTGGCGGGGCTGAGCAATTATGTGAATCAGATTATCAAGCAGACACAGAAATCAGAGTGAGGGCGGCCAACAACCGTCCTTTTTTGCGCCGGCGCAAACCCGGCAGAAGGAGCGAATATGCGAATTGATAGAAGTTATTGCAGTAACCAGAACACTTACGACGAGAATGATCCTCGGTGTATTGTCGTGCACAATACGGATAATTTCGCAGCGGGTGCCAATGCACTGGCGCATGCCAAGGCACAGCATGACGGAAATTTCCAGAACATGTCTGCACATTACTATGTGGATGACGGAGACACCGCCTACCAGGCCGCGCCGCATAACCGCGGATGTTGGCACGTCGGAGTCAACTATGGCGGTGCTAACCTGTTTGGACGCTATGGCAATCGGAGCAGCATCGGCGTGGAAATGTGTGTGCAGAGCGGATATGACTATGAGAAGGCTTTCCGTAATACCGTTGCGGTGGTCAAGGAGATCATGAGAGAAACCGGAATCCCGGCATCCAGGGTATATCGGCACTATGATATCTGCAGCAAGCACTGCCCTAGCCAGATTATGGAAAGGGATGACTGGGGTCGCTTCAAGAAGTTGATCAGCGGCGCATCCAACACGCCGAAGCAGCCGGAAAATACGAAATACGAGCCTGGAATCTATAAAGTCAACGATGCAGCGCTTAATATTAGAAGTGCACCAGATGCAGACAGTAAAATCGTCGGAGTAATCCGGGATAAAGGCAGCTATACGGTGACGGAAATCCAGAATACGAGTTGGGGACGGCTGCTCTCCGGCGCAGGCTGGATTAACTGCCATACTAAGTATTGCACTTATGGCGGTGCAGCTCCGAAAGAGGAGCAGAAACCGATCTCAAAAGCAATCTCGGTTGACGGAGTATGGGGACCTGAACTGACCAGCCGCCTGCAGGAGATCTTCGGGACCGGCGCTGACGGGAAAATCAGTAATCAGCCTATTTCAAACAAGAAATACTGCACCGGTATCACGGCGGCTGAGTGGAGCAATCATCTGTCCGGCGGATCAGCTCTGATCAAGGCCATTCAGAAATGGTCGGGGGTAACCGCTGACGGTTACATCGGACCGCAGACCATCCGCGCGATGCAGAAAAAGCTCGGCACGACGGTTGACGGTGTGATCAGCAATCCGTCTGCGATGGTACGCGCACTGCAGGAGTGGTGTAATCGCCAGTAATCGGCCAACAAAAAAGCCCCGGAGATCCCCGGGGCAAAAATAAAGAATATATGAAGAAACATATTGAAAAAACACTTGGTTTTGCTATAATGACCAAAGAAGATAAGAAAGAAGGAACAGATATGCATATAGTCGGAAGGATAGATCGAAAAATATATGAATGCATAACGGATGACATCACGACTGATGAAGTAATTATTACAGAAGAAAGAATCCAGCATATAGTGGAGAGACATCCGAATGACTATGAACAATATTATGCGTATCTGAAAACAGTTGTTGAAGCTCCAGACTATATTATAGAAGCGAATAAACCCAATACAGCTTTAATTTTGAAAGAAATTATTGAATCAGATGAAAGGCAGTTCAAAACGATTCTCAGATTGAAAACATCAAAAGATAATAAGGATTTTAAGAATTCCATTATTACCTTTATGAAAATAAATGAAAAAGAATGGAGCCGTTTGATTCGAAATAAACGAATTCTTTACAAAAGAGAATAAAAGTGTTATTATTTAAATACCATAAGACAAGAGGCTGTTTGAGGTGGAGGATTTCGTACCCGTCCACACGCCGATGGCTTGACAGGGGAAACCCGAGAGACGCAGGAGAATGGTACGCCTGCCAAACAGCTTCTTGTTTAATGGCAATATAATAGTTAAGTGGAATCCTGTCAGTCAAAAGATTGATAGGATTTTTTTATATGAAAAATCCCGGGAAAATTACCCGGGAAAACATATTGTATCATCGAAATATTGACAGTTACAGCATATCATCTGGTATTGCATTCCGGTGGCCCGGATGGAGAGATGGGCGCATCCATGCGGTATCTCTCTCAGCGTTTCACAGCAC